CAGGAGATGTAGTCATACTTGTTCCATCCCAAGTTTCTGTTGCATCTGTTGCAGCAGATGGTGGAAATAATTCTCCTCCTGCATAAAATCCAGCTGTTTGAGCTCCTTGGTAAGAACCTGCAAACCTAGCAGTGTTTAAACTTCCAGGACTGTTAGTCCAATTAGTGCCATCATATAATTCTATTGTATTACTATTTGGATATCCAGCTACACGAATAGCAGCTGTTTGAGTTCCTGCAGTAGCAGATTGTAAACTACTAACAGAATTATTCATGTTGTTAACCGATGTCCATGCTGAACCATTATATTCTTCAGTTGCATTTGTTGTTGGAGGTGTACCACCACAAACCGCTCCTGCTGTTTGTGTTCCAAATCCACCTGCTCCAAATCTTGTTGTATTTAAAGTTCCTGGAACAGCTGTCCAAGATGAACCATCATAATGTTCTGTGTTGTTTGATCCACCTGGTGCTGAAGGTGGTCTTCCGCCTGCTGTTGCTGCAGCCGTTTGAATTCCAAAACCTCCTGTTAAATCTCTAGTCGTATTCATATTAGATGAATTAGACCAACCAGAACCATTATACTCTTCTGTCTCTGCTCTTCTTGTTTCTGGTGGTGGTCCCGTATCTCCTCCAAAAATTAAACCAGCTGTATCACTTCCAACTCCTGTATGATTATATCTACCTGTATTTAAATTTGCAGAACTAGAAAAAGCTTCAACAACACCTAATGCTCTAAGCTTTCCGTTAGTAGAGTTATACCACATCTGACCTGTTTTTGGTTCACCAGGGTTAGAAGTTACTTTCGTAATCTTCTGCCCGATTAGATCTTTATAAGCAGCCATGTATCTCCTTAATTATTCTTTAAGAGCCAACCTTGTGTGCTATCTACATAAACTAAAGTATTCGCTGCTCTTTCTGTTGATACTGTTAAAGGATCTGTTGATCCTGCAATTTTCTCTGTTCCGTTCTGATCGATTGTTAATGCGTTAGTATCAAATGTTCCTGCATAATCTATAAATGATACCTCATCACCTATGCTCCCTGCAGGTAAATCCATTTCTATTGCACCAGCTGTAGTATTAATAAAATAACCCTCACCAGCTACTGCTGTAAATGTAGAAGTTTTTACTGCTTGCCATGAAGTACCACCTGATACTTCAGCAAAAGATAATTGACCAACTGCCGTTGTACCTGAACCTGTAATACTAGCTACTTTTAAAAATCTATCTGCTGTTACATTTCCTGTTGGAAATTTAAGTTCATATGACTGCCCAGAGCTATGTGGAGGTGACGTAAGTTTAATCCCGTGACTGTTAGATTCACAGTTAAGTTGAATTGAACCTGGGTTTGTTGCGCCCATTGCTTCAATTACACCAGTTCCTTTTGGTCTTAAACGTAAGTTAAGGTTTGAATCATCTCCAACTGCACCAATCTGTGCACCAGCTCCCGTTGCAGCATTTGTAATATCAATATGGTTTACTGCAGAACCAGTTGTTTCAAAAATTAATTGTTCAGCTCCATTTTCATCTCTGATACCATGAGCATCGTCAAAGTCTATCATAAAAGAATTGGTATCTAAGTTACCACCTAATTGTGGTGAAGTGTCATCAACTAGATCACTAGCTAATGATATTGTATCAATACCTGGGTTAGTTCCATCATCTGCTTTTGCATATGCAATTACAGTTTTACCACTTGCAACTGTAGCAGAAGTACCTGTACCCGTTGCATATTTAAACACAACATTCTGAGATCCAGAAGTTGCATTTTTTAAAAAATAAAAGTTTTGTACATCTAGAGGTATTGTAACATTTCTAGATGCTGTAAGTGATCCTGTAAATTCTATAATTCTGTGAGAAAGAGTTGCCCCTGTTGATCCATCAGATACAGTTAAAGCTGTATCTGCACCATCAGTTACTGCTTGTGTTGTATAACCTCCAGATATTTGTTCAACAATCTGTAAGTTTGTATTAGTTTTTGTTCCCCATGTTCCGGCATTTTCACCGGTTGCTTGAAGTTCTACACCTAAAGGTGTGTATGTTGATGCCATAAAAAATTCTCCTACGCTGCTACATCGTTATAACTTGTATTTGATCCAGTTGCAACATCCGAATATGAAGAATTCGAACCCGTTGAAATATTACTATACGATGTATTAGAACCAGTGTCAACATCACCATAAGCAAAGATATCTACTACTCCAACATTAAACGTTGCTGATTGACCTGTTAATCCTACTGTAATTTGAGGTATAGTTACCGAACCAATATTAAATGAAGCTGATACTCCAGTTATTCCTAATGTCATATCATTAGGGTCTAAAACACCAACACTACTTGTCATTGTTAACGCTGTAGGTTGAACTAATGCTCCACCTAATCCAACAATAGAACCTAATGTTGAAGTCATTGATAAGCCCGTTATTTGAACTGTATCATTTGGAATAGTTACCGAACCTAAAGTAAATGTTGCTGCAATACCAGTTAAGTCAGCTTCTTGTGAAGAAGCTCCAGTTGCAGTACCTTGTGTTAAAGTTATTTCTTGACCAGAAATAATAACAGTTTCATTTGGAGCAAACGCTGTGCCTTGAGATAATGTTAAATCAAGACCTGTTATTCCAACAGTCATGTCGGCTACAACTGGTGTGCCTAATACCGCTGTAACTTCTTGACCTGTTAGGCCCATAGTTACATCATTTACTGTTAACGAACCAACAGATGCAGAAAAAGATACACCATCTATACTTACAGGAACGAAAGCTTCTCCCTGTGATAATGTTATTTCAAAACTTGATGGTGTAATTATAACATCAGGAATATCTACAGTACCAATACTAAAAGATGCTGATACACCTACTAAAGAAACTGTTTGATCGGAAAGATCTCCCCAACCACCATCGCCACTCCAAGCTTGAGCACCCCATCCTGTTTTTAAAGTTGTAGATTGATTCCAATTAGCCTGTCCCCAGGTTAATCGTCCCCATCCTGAAGTTGTCGACATGGTCGACCTCCTACGCTAATCTGATTATTGCTGCTGTTGCGTCGTTTGCAGGAAACTCAATTTTAAAAGTTCCATTACTTGCTGTTTTGTCACCACCAAAAGCAATAATCGCTACAGAGTCAGTTGTGCTTGTTCCTGTTCCTGTAGTTGTATTATAAATCATTGCACCGTTTGCAGTGAAAGAAGCTGAAGTGTATGTAACATCACTAAAGTCTGTAAATGCTGTAGTTCCTGTTAAACCAACTCCTGATCTTGTAAGAGTTGCACCTCCAGCTGTGTAAGCTGTTCCTGATGTGTTTGTAACTTCTTCTGAAGTTGAATAATCTGTTGTAGAAGCACCTAAAGAAGCATCACTATCAAACAATGCTAATTTAAAAGTGTCACCACCTGATGATGCAAAATTGTGTTTACCTTGTAAAAGTTCTTGTTTGAAACTTGAACATATTGCCGATGTTATTGCCATAATTTATTCTCCTACGGGTTTGCTGAGTTAATTGGTATTCTAACTGCGCCGTCTGTGTAGTCGTCTCTTCGTCTTCTACCAACTTGCTCGTTAGCAAACTTCTGTACCTCTTGTTTATACTTATTTTCATATAGTGTCAACATGTCTATCGGACCTTTTAAAAAACCATAAGTCTCGGATAGACAACAATATAATAGTCCATTTGGAAAATTAAGACTAATATAATTAGTAGTATTATCAGATGCTAAAGTATCTGGCATTTTATTGTAATGAACTCTAAATTTATATGTAGTATTTGGTACCGGTGAAAAAGCTATTCTTCCAGATGTAGTGTCTGTATTACCTGTTCCACCACCATACATAGCATAATACTTAGGTCTACCTTGAGCTGCAGATGTTCCTGTCACATCTTGATATTCTTGCAAGTATGTGTAATCTTTTTTCTCTAACCAAACATTAGCTCCAGTAATCACGGCACTTGAATCATAGACCTGTATACCTCTAATAAATAAAGATCCTGCAGGAGCATTAATGGACTCTTGACCAGCAACTAAATTACCTGTTTGTTGTCTTCTTTCAGCATCAATAGGTACATCTCTAAAAATTCTATACTGTGCATTTAAAATAATATTTTCTAAAACAGCAGTTGTTAAAACATTAGAATCTGTTTCTGTGTAGTTTCTAATATTTGTAACTAAATCGCTGTAACTTAATCCTGCCATTATGCTATTATCTCCTGACAACGAGGACAAGATTTTCTAAATCTTAAATGTCCTGAACAATGTTCTGGTTTTTTTTCAGTTAATATAATTGGTTGTTCTATTTTAGGAGTAAACCAACTTTTAATTTTATTAATAATTTTTTTTATCATGATTCTAAACTGACTGGTCCAACGGAACAGCCATTTCCTCCACCTCTTGTTTGACCTACTGTAGCAGTATTTGTGGCTACAGTAAAATGAAAAAAATTAGTCAAAGAATAATCTGTTGTAATTCTTTGATCAATTCCACTTACAGTTTTATATAAACCAGTTGTTATCGTATATCCTGCAGATCTTTCAATATTTGATCCTGATATACCATCAAAATTTAATATACTTGAAAAACCAGGTACAGCAGTCCCTGATGCACCTGTGTTTGGATTATAAGGTGTCCCTGTTCCAGGGGATGTAGTAACAGAACCTCTAAATCTATGTGTAGTTCCATTTGTTAAACCATGACCCGGTGCAAATATATTTATAATACCTGACCCAGCTTTAAAAGTTTCAAATGGATTATTTCTTAAAGATATTAAAACAGCTGGTTCTAATCTTCCAGGTCT